ATGACGGAAAGAATGACGGTCAAACTTGTATCATCCAGGGAACTCACGACACCAATACGGTTACGATTAACGATGGGGACAATGTAGAACTTTCTAGCGGTGTTGATATGACTCTTGGAAAGGGAGATACTTTGATGATTACTTGGGACGCCGGAGAATCAACATGGTATGAAATTTCAAGAAGTAACAACTAGGAGAAAATGCAGAGCCTATTGTGGTGAAGGAAAAGTAAGGAGGACTCATGACTATGTTTGAATTAGTAAGAAATTTTGGACCGACGATAGCTATAACAATATCATGTATCGGAGTAATACTATGGATCGTTCATGTATTAGTTAAGCACATCATAAAGACCCTTGATCAAACAACCATAGAAAGGAAAGAACTTACCGATAGTTTTACGCACACAATCAACAACCATCTTAAAACTAGTACAGAAAAAAACATCGAACAGACAGGAGTCCTTAAAGGATTGATACAACAATTCATAGACTTTCGAGCAGAAAATAGAAGGTATCACGGAGCAGAATAACTGGAGGTAAAAATGGTTTTTTCAGATCTAGCTACAATAAGAGCAGTAAGTCAATTGGATGAAGCAAGCATGGTTCCTGATGCACTTGTAACTACTAGACAATCTCAGGCCTATAGAATGATTTACAAATTATTAAAGCCAGCTTACAAAGTAAAAGTAGATGGTGCCACCCTTACCGTTGCTGAAGCTTATGATTTAAACATTGGAGAAGCTACCCTAGCAACCTCTCTAATCTGCAAATCATTATCTTTAAAGTTTACGTTGTATAAATTCAATCGTTCCATTGCCTCTGGAATAGGTGGTGGGCAATCAGATAGAGACTCTCGTAAGAACATTGACTTTAAAAATATGTTTGAAACATGGTGGGAAGAAGCTTGGGGTGTTCTTGCTGACTATGTAACTAGTATCCCAAACATTGGACCAGAAGGAAACGTTGATCCATACACGCATTTCAATTTCGATGCTGTTAAAAACACAGACTTGGAATCAACTACACTTGAAGAACAAGCCATGGAGGTTAATTACGGATGAACGTTAGTCACGAAACATTAGCTAAAGAATTTATTAAGGGAGAATTTCCAATGGGAACAACTGATAAGGAAATAATTAAATATCTTAGCAAGCTAATCTATTCCTACCACCATGAACTAATAAAGGTAATGAAGATTGCCAATAGAATTGAGAAATTTTATTTAAAGTATAAATTAAAATTTTCTGAATTAAGGAAAAAACAATAGATGTCTTATATTAAATACAATGATTTTGTTTTTAATGCTGAGACTACAAGATGTTGGATTCAATTAAATGACGAAGGTGAGAAGATTGTCATGCTAAACGGATACATACGAGCATATACAACCGGTGCAATGCGACAGCAACTTGACAGTATAATATCAGGAGTAAGGGAACCAAAGGGTAAATTTTACTTTGGAGATCAAGATAGGTTCTTATCGGTTATAAGGAAAGAACCTCTTACGCATACAGAATCATACGAAGCTTGGCCACCACATGAAGCTGCGTGGGGAGTTAAGTTTGAAGCAGAGGATCCTTTCTGGGCAGAAGATCCTATCTCATCTAGCTTTGAGTATTCTGCTCCGTTCATTATAAATATAACTGGGATCAAAAATTCTTACCCGGTATTTAGAGTTGGCTTCACAGGGGCTCCAGCCGTTACCATTGAACTTAAAAACAACACCACCGGAGAATCTACTGACTATGCGAAGACAGTAGTAGATGGGGATGTAATTGTTTTTAATATGGAAGAGCGAGAGATAACTAAAAATGGAATAGTTGACATAACTGAAACCGAAGATGAAGGATTCTTCTCGTTAGAACCAGGGGTTAATCAAATAGAATTAACTTGCTCTCCTGCCACTTGTGACATAACATATACATATGAAAATAGGTATAGATAAATGATATTTAGACTTATAACAAGAATAATATATCTACTTAAGAACGATTCTGACCTAGAAGATATCGCCGAAGTCAAAGAAGTAGACGACCTTGATGGCTACGACGACTTCATTTCACAGTATCCATCCATAGGGATAGGGCGAGGACAAGGAGAAAAGATATTCTATCGTGGAGATACAAGACAAGTTCAACATGTCTTCACGCCGCTTGACATTAGAGTCTACACCAGACATGAGTCAAGCCCTGAGGCAGCAAGGAAAGCCCTTGATATATTGACATGGAAAGTTGTTAATGCATTAAGGAAGAATCCGCGCTTAGTCTTTGATGAGTTTGATCCTGAGTATTATCTTATCGATTCAGAAGTTAATAACATATCTTATGGAAGCAAGAAACATGATAAAATATTTGATGAATATGCAACCATAGAACTCTCCACTCAACGACCAGAAATTGAACCGGCCGGAGATGAAGAGTATACTGACATTATTAAAACAATGCTTAGTGTCCATTGGACTGGTGGTGGACCCGGACAAGGAGTAGAGACAATTGAATCAGCATAAGAAAACTAATCTTTTGGGAGGTGAATCGTTCGCTAAGAATTTAAATAACCGGTCAGAAAATTTTATTAACAAGGAGGATTACAATGACAGATAAGATACTTCCAGGCGTATATACAGAAGAAAATGATTCAGGCCCACGTCCTATTAGTTCGATTGCCACAGGAGTAATCGGCATGGTTGGAACAGCAAGCAAGGGACCAGTAGACGAAGCAAGACAGGTGAGTAGTTACTCAGAATTTGAAAGAATATATGGTGGTATAAAAACCGGATACAACCTAGCGGAAAACGTTAATACTTCTTTTCAAAATGGTGCACAAACTATTCGTGCTTGTCGTGTTGTTGGATCTGGTGCAGCCAAATCTTCCTACACATTTCAAGATGGGGCTTCAGCTGACTCGTTAGAAATTGAAGCTAAAGATTACGGTGTATCTGGCGACAACATTAACGTAAAAATTACCACAGGCACAACTGGTGGAAAAGTTACTGTTGTTATTGCTGATGATACTGCCAACATTACTGAGCTTTATCAGAACGGAGACATGGTTAAAGATTCTGATTTTTATCTAGTCAATAGAATAAATGCAGAATCACAGATAGTAGTGGCCGAAGATAAAGATACCTCTGGTAATCCAGCAGTCACAGTAGCAGCCGGAACAGACTTAGCTGGTGGTCTTGATGGGGGAACCGTTGGTTCAGGTCAGATCATTGGAACAACCAATCCTCTTACTGGGTTAAAGTTATTAGAAACTGTTGATGCCGTTAATATTTTAATGGTAGCAGAAAGTATTGAGACAGCAGTTTGGGTAGAGTTAATTGCACAATGCGAAAGCCTTCTAGATAGAATGTGTATCCTTAACGTTGCATCTGGTTTAACTCCTAGCCAAGCTATCTCTGCTTCATCTGCATACGATAGCAAGAGAGCCATCTTCCCATATCCATGGCTAACCATTTATGATTACACGACTGGATCAAAGAAGAATGTTCCAGCCTCAGCCGCACTCGCTGGAATTATTTCTAAGGTTCCTGCATATGTGTCTCCTTCCAATCAATCAGTATTAGGAATCATTGGATTGGAAAGAGCATTGACTAGGTCAGAATGTGAGACCTTACACCTGGCACGGCTAATGCCAATCTCTCTAATAACTGGTCGTGGTTATCGTCTTAGAAACGGATTGACCCTTTCTTCTAATCCTAAGTGGACGCAGATTTGTAAGCGTAGAATCACAGACAAGATAGAAGAATCAGTTGAAGAAGCAATGTCATGGGCAATCTCTAAGCCACACACTGGAGTATTGAGAGACAATGTTAAAACATCTATCTCTGGGTTCCTACAACAGCTTGTTGATGGCGGAGAAATTGGACAAGGGTTCACAGTTAAATGTGATTCCGAAAATAATCCAGCCGCATCTGTTCAAGCCGGCAACCTAATCGCTGACATAGGGATTGAATACTTTTACCCAGCAGACAAAGTTATCTTCAGATATTCTGAAAACATTAGTGAAGGATTCACGTCGTCTCAATTAGCATAGTAAAAAGGAGGTAGTAAACAATGGCAGAACAAATATTAGCAGAAAGAACATACCCGGTAGTTAACAAACGAGCCTTCGTCTATATGTTCGACGAAGCAACACAAGCCCAAATTGAAGTAGGACAATTTGAAAACTGGGGTGTTGTTGACTCCATGAATACTATGGAATACAGAGAGAGTGGATACCTAACTCCTCTTCTTATTCCACTAGATTTTTCCTTTACTGGTTTTCTTTCCAAAGGAAAGTTAAACCATATTCTGATTAAGCAACTTTGGAAAAGCGATAGTAGCGACAAGGTTGACTTGACGTCAGAAAAAGGATATTGGATTCCAAAGAAATCCAAATTGAAAATCGTCAAACAATTCTCCGACAATGCCACGGAAGAAGTAACTGTTTACAATAACATAATCTTCTTCAACCACAGAGAAAACAATGCTCGTGGACTTGTTGAGGAATCTGTTTCTTGGATGGCAGAATCTATGGAAAGCTATACTCAACCATTAGTTGAGGATAGATAAACTGATCCAAAAATAAAAAACAAAAGAGGTGAGAAAAATCATGGGAGACACAATAGGATTTGAAGTGTTAAAAAAAACATTTTCTTTTACCCTTCCGGTAACTGGGCAAAAGGGAAAGATGAGATTTGCTACTCGTAACGATAAGATGAAAGCATCCGAAGCTGCTTCAAAAGCAAAAGAATCAGAAGCAGCTAATCGATTCGAGCTTACTTATCTTGGTAGCATCATCACAGAAATCAACGATAAGCCAGGTCCATTAGTTTATGAACAGCTAAAGAACTATCCAGAAAAAGATCTGTTAGTTATGAGAGCTTGTGATATGAAACTAAACAATCTAGAAGAAGAAGATTTTAAAAAGATTCTTGAATCTTTCACCGAAGCCCTGAAGTCTTAGAGGCCGCAATACTAATTAGGTATTATGGTTTCACTAAAGATGAAGTTTTAAACATGAGCTTCCCTGAACTTCAGGGCTGGACCACTCTTATCGAAAGAGTAAAAGACACCCTAGGGGAAGGGAAGCTCGAAGTTGTTAAAGGAGAACCGCGCTAGTACTAAAGGAGTTGTTTAATGAGTCCAGCTTATTGGCCAATCCAGCCCGGAGAAACATCTTGGTTAAGAAAGTTAAACTTCGCCAAAGATATAGCTTACAGAGGACAATTAGCAAACTCTTTTTATAAATGGGGTAGTGCGTATAATCTTACCCTTGATGACTTTATCCGCGATCAAGAAACTACCACGGTTGTTAAATGGGGCGAGATGCCTAGCGGTAAATCTCGTCCCCTAGAATGGGCCCGCAACAAACAAATGCTTCCCTCTTCAGAAAAATCTATCCAAGCTTTTCGAGACAAGTTTGCAGAAAATCCAACAAGCCCTCACGCTAAACTTACATGGAGAGAAATTAGAGAAAGAGAAATTCTTAGAGCAGAAACATATTATAGCAATGTCGACAGACAAATGCCAAAATTACCAAGACCTCCAATTGTAGACCCTATGAATTCTTACACTCAAGACTATCTATTTGGATCACAACCAATAAGTAATACAAAAGCAACAATAAAATCCCTAAAAAATAAAGCACAATGGGATGCGACCTGGAGAAAAACAAGAGTCAAACAAGTCCTTGCTGGTAAAGAAAGAGACGTGTATGGTTTTTTTAATAAAGGTGCTCCTATTGGATCAAAAGGTATTATCCAGGGAGCTTCAGGAAGTCGATGGACTAAAACACAACTACGAATAGCAACAGAAATGGGAAGCGATCTTTCAAAAGGTAGCTTTAAAAGCATTGCAGAAGCCAAGCTAGATCCTAAATATGCCAAGCATTTTACAAAATCAAAAATACTTGGCATGCTTGGAACAGCTGCTCTAACATATCAAATCGCAACAGATATCTTTGGAGAAGCAGAAGCTTTTGATCTTGCAGGAAAAACTACTCCTTATTCTGAATATGAATTAACCAATGATCCAAATAGATCTAGTCCCTTGGCAACATACAAGATGTATAATCCTGAAGATCCAATGTCAGGAAAACTTCGTAATGCAGTTACAACTGCATCATACTTTGGAGGCATGACAGGTATTGCTGCCTCAGGCTTAGGCTTTACTGCTGTCGATATGTTGATGGCAGGAAGCAGAGGAGCCGGCGCTGGGGTTGTTGGTGAAATTGGACGAGAAGGAATTGTAAATACAGCAACCTCAATGACCGGAATGCTTATAGCAGGAAAAGTTTTTGAGACAATAGGTGGAGCATGGAACGCAGGAAGAGCTATGTCTGCCCAACGAAAAGTTGGCGAAGCCTTAGCTAAAAAGTCTGAAAGCTTTTGGGCTAATCAAAGCACAAAGACTGCCAGAGATATAGCAGCTGGAGGATCTGGTCCTGCATGGGAAGCAGGGCTTCATCGTGGTACAGGCCCGGCCGTACTAACAACGCTAGGAAAAAATGTTAATCCATTAGTAACCAAGGTCTTTAATTCTGCTTCTTGGAAATTCGCAAAGGGAGCATATATTATTGGCCCAACAGTTTCTCGTATTTTTTCATCTGGAATGCTAGATCCTTTAATGCATGGCAAAAGAAATTATGCAGCCTGGACAAATCCAGAAGCAAATCCATATCGATCTTTTCTAGGCCAAGAATTAAGTAAGATTGGAACACCAGCCATTCTAAAGAAAGGATTTGAATTAAGAGCAGATGCCCTTGAGGCAAGTGGACAACCTCGTTGGAAAACTTTCATTCCAAATCTACAAGATATAGATCCGCTTGAATTTACAACTGATCCTGTCTTTCAAGCGACACTTGCCCCCGCAGCTCTTAGCTCTTACTATGCACATGCATTACCTTATTATAATAAAGAAATTTATAAAAGATATATCTCTGGAGAAAGAGCAGAAAAGGTTAGCCCGCTAGAAGCAGTGGGCCATATGACATCTAGTGGTATACAAACTTTTGCTACCACATCTTTGTTTATGCTTCCTCAATCTTTAGTTGAAATATATGGAATGCCACGATGGGCATCTAAATTAAAGATACCCAAAATTGCTGGTGTAGGTTTAATGAGAGGGTCCCTATCTGCTGGTCGTCATTATTGGGAATCACAATCATGGAAGAGTCCCTTCCATCTTTTGCGTGGAGACATGACTACTCGCCCAGCTGCCATGCCAATGGCCTCTGCAATTCTTGCAGGAACTGCAGCGTCTTTTACTGCTGGCCTAATGGGACTTTCCCCTGGTAATGCTAACAAGGTAGGGTACGCAGCAGAAGCAGGAATACTTGCTAGTAATTATACTCAAATGCTTAGACCTCGCGGCACTAACAACATAACTGAAACTAAAAGTGCAAAAATGATTATGAGCACAATGAGCCCAGAGCAAGCAACCATTTATAAGTATGGGCTGTCTATGTTCGCAGGCAGAACTATTGGTTCTTTAACATCAAAAGAACGAGCAAAGATTAGTTATCAATTATCCTCCAGGGAAGAAGGCACTGTATATAATCTTCCAATGGGGATTGATGTCAACCTATCTACCAACTGGTCAGGAGTTAACCTTCCTTATAAAGAAGGAGCATCCTGGAAATCTTATCCATCAAGCTTTACCTTATCTCAAATATCAGATAGAACAATAGGCTCACAACTTCCTTCTGAAATTGTTACTGACATAGCTACCGATGCAATCGGGCTATCAACAAGTTACTACTGGGCAAAAAATGCAGCACAAGAAAGTGATCCGAGGAAGAGAAGCAGATATATGAAAGAAGCTGTTTCCGAAGGCGGAAGTCCTTTCGGAAGATCTGCAGAAGAATTTGTAAGTAGTCATAGGACTATGTATGAAAATCAAATGAGTGTCCAGCAGAACAAAACTCCGGCCATTCCTGGATTTATTCTTGATTACCCTATTGATGAAGCAGCAAAACAATGGGGAGAGGTATATAAATTTAGGCGTGAAAATGTTTCAAGAAAAGTATATGACGGAATGGAAACATTATACAATGTCACAGATTCAAATTCTTATTGGGGATCCAAAATTGCCAATAGAAAACATACGGCCGGAGGAACAGAGCCTTGGCAATTTGCTAAAACATTAAAACCAGAAGAAAGAAAATTCTGGGGAAAGATTCTAAAGGACCCTAAAGATATATCAGATGTTGTCAAGCATAAAATGCCAGGAGCAACATTAACAAGTAGCATGGTAATGACTGAATCAGAAGAAGAAGGCAAGGCATATGACGTAACACAACTAATGATGTTAGAATTAGATGAGCCATCAAAAAGTGGTGGCTATAGTAAGGCATACAAGCTAGATCCAATCTCAATTGATATGGGCGGAGATAATTCAATGCCATTTTCAGATGAGCTTGTCCTTGCAGCAATGACTGACTCTATTCAAGAGTGGAATCTTAGATCACCAAAGAGAGGAGGCGGAGTCTTTGCAGGAGAATATGATTAAATATATTATGAAGGATAAAAAACAATGACAACTATTATACAAGATATTGCAACGGCAGTTACGGGACAAGATTCAGCTAGGAGTTCTATCCTACGCCCAACGATGGTGATAAGAACCGTTGGCCCAATAACAAATGTTACCGGAAAGAACGAACCGTTTGAACTTGTATTTGACGTTCAACCAAAAGACGAAATCAAAATAACAGGTTCGCAAAACGTAGCCGTATTCAGAAATCCTGGAGGCAAACCTAGTTACCAATCAGTAGGTCCCGATACATCTTTCATATCTTGGAAAGGAGTATTGATGGGTCCCGCTGCCTTTGATAATGCAAACAACTTAGTACTAGTAAGAGATTCTGGTGTTGAAGTTTATATTATGTATGGTCCTATTTACAAGAAAGGAATTATAAAATACTTTAACTTCTCTGTTAAACGATTTGATTTAATCACCTATCAAGTGGGAGTATACATAGAACAAAACCTTGAGGATCCAACATTCTATTCATCCAAAAGACTTTCTATTCTTTCTAGAATTCCAATAGTTGGACCGTTGTATCGAGCACTATACAACACGGCAAACAAAGTTACCGGTAAAATAGGTGGATATATTCGCAATACAGCAAGAGGAGTATTCGGAGTTAATAATATAATTGATGGAGAAATCGCCGCATGGGGCGGACTGGCGAACATCCCTGCTGCCGGCCTTAAGAATCTTTCGTCTGAAATCAGAAGCATGAATGCTTCCTTGCAAGGAGTTAAAACTTCTTGCTATCAAGACTATACTTATAGAAACTATAGGGGTGCGATAGGGCAATCAACGATCCCTGAAGCAGCAGGTATTTTCCAATGAGTATATTATTAAAAATAAAAACAACCGAACAAGGGATCTTAATTACACAAGCAACAAAAGAAATACAATCTATTATTGATGCATATACTTTACTTGATAATCAAATCCAAGAACTTCTCAAAAGTAAATACCCAAACAAAACCCACATTGTTGCTGAGGGAGAAACCCTTAGGAGTATTGCTTATTACTATTACAAAGATTTTAGTATCTGGAAAGCCCTTGGCCTCTATAATAATATTCAAATATCAACATTAACTTCTGGAGAAGAGATAGAGATTCCGTCAAAGGAGAGCCTTGTATAATGTCATTTAGTCCAAAGCTTATAGTAGAAGTCATTAGGGAAAATGGAGATCGATTCTATATCCCAAGCTTCTATACGAAAGTAGATCAAGTTATTGGACTTAACTCTGACTGGTTTAAGATTCATATTGAAAATAAAAACAATGAATATGATTGGATGATGGATGAGATCGACACTCTTCAGATTATTATTTATATGGGATATACAAAGCATGCTGAATCAAGAATATCAAAAGATTACATTACAGACCTAAGACCAATGATACACGGATGGATAGCCAGGCTAAGCGCAACCTTTGGTAGCATAGGAAAGATAATGACTCTCGAAGGTGGAGATGCTTCATTTATGTTTAACAAACAATATACTGGTGATCTTATGATAAGAAGAAACCCAGCGAAAAAATCTAAGACTTTACAGGATAGCTACCTAGTTGGTAGTGGTTGGGAAATAATAAAACAAGTAACACGAGCCAATTGGACAACTGGAGTTAAGTGTATGACCCCTGATGGAATTGAATTAGTTGCTCACCAATCATTCATGGATATGTATAAACCAATAGGTGGCGTTACTCAGACGCAATATTTTCCAGATGGTTTAACCGAAACAGAAAGAAAAGCCCTACTATCTGTTCCTTACTATCAAGTTAATAATAGAAACAGATTAGAAGTTATAGATGATATTGTTGGACGAACCGGATACTACGCATGGGTAGAACCTGGCTACAATAAACTTTACATAGCTACTAGAGAGTGGGTAAGGGCAAACCAAAAAACAATACCTCCTTTAGAAAACTGGGACAAAGGAGAATTCTCTGAAGGAGACAATAAAGATAAGGGTAACTGGATAAAATTTAAGAAGCTTCCACATTTTGAAAATGGGTTACAATTTGAAATTAAATATTGGAACTGGGAAAAAGATCATTACATTAGCCATGCTTTAATTGGACCAACTGATACTCAGAATCTTCAAAAAGGAATTGCACACTTTATTGGCAATCCTAAAAAAGATGCTGCAGTAATCATAAACTCAAGCGACGAACCGGTAACGAAAGAGTCTGCAGATAGAAGAGCTTATGCAGCGATAAATCGTATCGTTACACAACGCTTAGTTGTTAGTGGGCAAACCTATGGGAACACAGACATAATCCCAGGGTCCCTTGTTCCTATTAAAGGATGCGGTAAGTGGGATCAAAACTATTTAATCGTCCATGCCTCACACCTGTTTAGCAGGAAAGGCTACTCAACACTATTTAATGCAAGGCTTCCTAACTTAATTGAAACAAAAAATGATACAAACGTATTGCTTAATCCATATACAACAGTTAAGGTTGGTAACTATGTGAAGGCAACAACTATTGATTCAATGTTAAACTCTAAGGTGACAGCATAATGGATATGGCAAAACAAATATATCACGGAATGAAAGACAAGACACATTCAATAATGATTGGATCTGTTGAAAAAGTATATCAACGAACTTACCGTGCAGATATTATCATCTACCAAAACAATCAATACATTAAAAAAGCTTGGATAGGAAGTGATTATACTGGTGACGGATTTGGAATCGTTCATCCAATAGCAGTTGGAGACATTGTCTTAGTTGCTTTCGCTGGAGGATCTATTGATGTTCCAATAATAATCAAACGATTATGGACTGAAAATGTTTCACCACCAGATACTTCTTCTGGGGAATTTCTTTATGAACATAAATCAGGAGCTAAGATTAAGATAACAGCTGATGGAGATATCTACACCACTCCTGCTGCTGGTAAAAAACATTACATTGGTGCAGAATCCAGCACAAAAAAAATTGCATTACATGAAGACTCAACCGCTGGGCATGATCATACGATTAACTATCTTCTTACTGCTCCTCCTGGAGGAGGCCCTATAACTGGAACAATAACTGTATTAAGTAATACTGATAAGATAGTAGCAACGTCAGAAAACTCGGAGGCTAAATAATATGTCTACTGAACAAAATACAATATACGGAACAGATATACGATTAAAAGATAGCGGAGATATTTTAATCGGAGCCAACGGAGACCTCCACCTTATCTATGGAATAAATAATTTGAAACAAGCAATAAAGAATCTTCTTGATTGCCCACAAGGTTGGTTGTTTGAAGACCCAGAATATGGATCAAGACTTGAAAAATATTGGGGACAACCAAATACAATCGCTACAAGGTATGCAGCAGCAAGAGATATGCAAGATGCATTAACATTGGATCCTCGAATCGCCAAGGTAGAAAGCCTCACAACTAGAAAGGTTTCAGACACACGCTTTGATATCGATTGTGTAGTGGTCCCAATAAATCAAACAGAAAGAGTAAGCTATATTTATCCCGTTCAATTATAAGGAGGAAGGAAAATGACATCGTTAGAAATTAAAGAATTTGCAGAAATAAGAGATGATATTATTAACCGGTTGACAACGCTAAGTGATAAGATAACTGATTTTAATGTTGGTTCAGTTGTTCGTAGTATCATAGTAGCCTTTGCAGCAGAGATGGATGAAGGTTATTACAAACTAGAAAATGCTTTTAATCAGTTAATAATACCAACTTCATCTGGAGACAATCTTGATAATATTACCGCTGGTTTTGGAGTATCAAGGTCCGGTGCTCAAAAAGCATATGGAGAAATTACCTTTACTAGAGACTCAATCTATGCATCAAACATTATTATTCCAGAAGGAACTGAAGTTGGAACAGAGCCAGAGGCGAATGAAGACCAAATCTCATTTGAACTAGACGAAGCTTGTACTCTATTGGCAGGAGAGGTTGCTTGCTCCGGTGCCGCAACAGCAACCGAAACAGGTGTGGCCGGCAATGTTAGGGAAGGAACAATCACCCGGCTCCTATCTGTCGTTCCTTTAATTGATGATACATACAACCATGATGCCTTTGTTGGTGGGATGGAAGCTGAAGTAGATAGTGAATACAGAGAAAGATTCGTTGATAC